TTCTGGAAGGAACTCGTTGGACCCAAGTGGTTCAAGAGCTTCTACGACAGCAACGCCGAGAAGTTCGCGAAGTGGCTCAAGGACAAGCCCAAGGTCAAGAAGCTTGTGGCCAACTGGATGATATCTCGAATCAACAGTTTGGTTCCAAAGGTTTAACCTATGCCAAACGATACCGGATCAAACTACTTCTTTATACCGGGAGGAGAAGCACCTGCCCCCCCGGTCGCACCACCTCCTGTTACGGAACCGGTATCTCCGTTTGAGAAGTACCTCATGGCTCTGGAGAATCTTCAGCCTCCTGTTGAATTTTTCCCAAATTCATATCAAGAACCTTCTGCTCCAGCGTTTACTCCAATGGCGGCTCCTGCGGCTGTTCAGGTTTCTCCATCCAGTAAATTCGGTCCAGTAACTCAATCTGGATACGCTCAACCTCCTGTGGATCCGATGAGTTACTACTCGGATCCAGATCTGAGTAATCCTCAGACTTTAAATCAAGAGCAGCTAAATCCTGTAGCAGAACAATTAAGCACAAGTGCAACAACAATAATGGACCCAATCTCTGGGTTGCCTATTGAAGTTGTTCCAAACCCTGACTTTGTAGAACCGCGAGTTCTTCCAAACCCTCCAAGGTTGGGCCTTCCTCCCATTCCTCCTGGAATGCTGGACCCTGTTATGGACTACGATCAATGGAAGTGGGTTGATCGTTACATCCCAAAACCTGATAAACCTGCTCCTCCTAAAGAAGATGAGAATGTAAAATATCTCACTCCAGAAGAGATTGAGCAAACGCTTGGAGGGCAAACGCCAACGCCTCCAGTACCTCCTCAAGAAGATGTACCATTGCTCGCTCCAGGAATACCTCCTACGCCTGGTTTACCTACCATTGTTAAACCAAGACCAGTTGTTTCTATTCCTAAACCTAATCTTAATCTTCCGGAACCTCCAAAGTATACTGATACAGTTCGTAATCCTGGGCGTATAATTCCATTTAAGATGCCAACGGAAGTTCCGATTCCCGCTCGTAGGGCCGCGGAACTGCTTGCTCCTGGATACTCTCAAGATATCAACTATGACCCCGATGAGATCCTCGCAGCGGCGATGAGGGTGATTCGTGGACGCAGCGCGGGAAGATCTCTGATGTACTAAGACTATGGCTTTAGAAAACTTCCTACAGAACGCTGCTAATTTCGCTACAGGTGGTTTGTATAACAACCTCAGCGGGCGCGATAAGGAGCTTCAGCAGCAACAGCTTGCTGAGGCCGAAGCATTCCGAGTCAACCCCGAGTTGGTACGCGAGGCTGCGAAGTACGATCCATCCATCATGGAACGCCTTGGCAATCTGCTGACTGGAGGTATCTATGGGCAGGCCAGTGGCATGAACGACAAGCTCGAACAACGGACTATGGCCATGAAGCAGATTAGAGATGAAGAACTTCAGCGGCGGATGGAGGATCGAATGAATCAATACAGAATGGGTCCAGTACAAGAACCTGTTGGGAGCGAAATGAATCCCGATCGCAGCATGGCACCAACACCCGTTCCCGCCGGAACACTTCGCAAGAAAAACACTTTCGCTGGAGGCTACTAACCTATGGCTACGAACTACAACTATCCCGATCCCGCCAACATCGAGGCGCAAGCTCAATACCGCCCTGGTGTCGCTTCCAACATCTTCAACGTCCTTACCGGTGGTCTTGCCGGCGCAGTGACTGGAACCACCCAACGCGGTCAGGAGGCGGCTAGGGCGCGTCAGGCGTTGCTTCAGGAGGAGTTTGGCAAGCGGGATGAGCAGCGGATGCTTGATCGTCAGTTGATGATCAATGCGCTTCAGCAGGGGATTGAGGCTCCTACCGGAGCAACCCTTGAAGAGAAGATGGCCGACTTTAGGAACAAGTCTCTTCGTAGGCAAATTGCTGCTGGAGAGGGAATGGGTTATGGATTGGGCCAAACAATGGGTCCGTCTCAGTATGAGGCAGAACCCGCTTTCAAGATTGCGGCAACTCAGGCCGCGAATCAAATGGCTCAGAGAAGGGCTGAGTTGCAACAAACAAAGGACTTGGCAAGGGAAACCGATATTCCAGAGCTTGTTGCAGGACTAAGTGCTTATGGTGTTGAGGCTCGACCCGACATGCCCGCTGGCCAGCTTAGGGGTATGCTTCAGCAGGCGGTAGCAAGATCCCAAAGCCAAATCCCTGCGGAAGAGAGAGGGAAACAAGCAAGGGCTGGACTTAGTTTTCTTCAGCAAAAAGGAGAAATTCCGATGGTCGAGGATCTTAGTAAGATTCCTGACGAAGAGGCTGTTGTTCGATTTAACATACTTGGACGAGAGTATGAGCAGAAGAATCGTGAGTATCAATTTGAACGAAAAGGCAAGTTTCAAGAAGAAGCAGTCAAAGGCTTCATGCAGGAGCTTAAATCCGAAAAACCGGATAAAGAAAAGCTACAGTCTTTGTATTATCAGATGCCTAAATCTTCTCAAGACAACGAAGAGTTTAGAGTTTCTGCTGGTGTTACAAGGCCAATGCTTAAGGACGAGAGAGACTCTCTAAACTCTTATGTAGAAGGTCTTGGAATGGCTGGAACACTTGCTCAATCTATATCTGCACTTCAGGGAACTGGTGATATAGCAAAGGTTTCTCAGAAGGGGTTCAATGGATTTAAATCGTGGATCACTGGAATTAAGAATAAATACGGCGTTGAAGATCCAAGGTATGCAGCATTAAACGATGTGATTCAGGAATTTGAAGGATACGTTTCTGGAAAGAGGAAAACATTGTTTGGAGCTTCTCTTACCGGAAACGAACTTATGTCTGCAAAACGGTTGTTTGGTGATCCAGAATCGGCCAACTTCTTGTCTCGTGCATTGAAGCTTATTGATTCCGCGTTTAAGGATGATTTGATTGAGAAGCGATTCAATCGCAACGCTATATTTGTTGATCCTACAACTCAGAGGGAGATTCAAGATGCTAGGCAGAACTGGTTTAACACCAGAGATCAATTTGGATTCTTAACACTTGGTAAGAGAGGTAAAGTTGGCCAAGTAGTTCCCCTGGGTGGAACAAACGCTGTAGACACTATCATTGATATGGACGCTCAAGGAAGGGAGATCAAATAACATGGCTATCAAAGTAAGAGTTGAGGGAGTTGGAATCCTGTCGTTTCCAGATGGAACATCTCGTGACGTTATCTCAGATACCGTGCGGAGATATGCATCCGAAAAGGCTCCTGCAACGATTGCAGAGATGCGCCGTCGCGAGGAGCAGCCGGGATTCAATCCTACTCAAGAGCAGAAAATGGGTGCAGCAATGCAGGCTGAAGAGGCAAGGCTTGCTGAATCTGGAGCTGGATCAGCGTTTGATGAGGAAGCTCCGGTAAAACTCAATCCAAAGACTGTTTCTCGCTATGGAGTCCCATTGGCCATTGCATTGGGAACTGGTGGATCCAGCATTCCCATTCAAATCGCAGCAGGAGCGTTGTCTTCCGGACTTGGAGAAGCCGGCGCACAGACCATCGAGAAACTGGATGAAGATCAAGACTATCGATTTGGAGAAATCGCTGGTTCTTCAATTCGAGGTGGCATTCCTGTTTTCAGAGGTTTTCCAGGTGCTGCTAGAGCAACTATAGGAGCAGGTGCTTTAGGTGGGCTTGCAGCAGGAGCAGTTGAAGGGAAAATTGAAAATCCTCTTGATGACCCTTTATCAAGCGCAGGAAGTGCATTGAAAGAAGCTAGTATTGGTGCAGCAATCCCTGGCGCATTAACAACTCTTGGTGCAGCAGCTCGTGGAGGTGCTGGAGTTGTAAACAGGGCACTTGAAAACATTCAAGATGTTGAAGGTATTGGACCCAGAGTTAGAGCAACTATAGGTCAGGCTTTTCCGTTCTTAGCTGGTGCTGAAAAACGGATTGCCGCAAGAACTGGCGGAGAAGAACTCAATCGGCAGCTCCTTGAGCAATCAGATGCTATTACTGCTGCTGTTCGAGGAATACAAGGACCAGCAGGAAGCACTCCCAATGCTGTTCGCCAAATCCTAAATGAGTTCGGAATCACGGATGCAAACACCGTGAATCGGCTGGTTGATGAAGCCCGAGGAATGACCACTGCTCAACAGGCCATTGATAAGGCTCGAAGTGGCGCACAGCAAAGCCTTGCTCAAGAAGCATTAGCAGATGCTGAAGCGTCTTTTCGCAGATCCGTAAACGCTCAGACAAGACTTCTTTCTACTGCTCCATATATGTCACCTCAGATGGGTGCCAGGGTTGAGCAAACCATAGAAAAAACAAAAGCTGCATTTGATGATCATGCGGACATTTTATACACGCCAGTTAAGTTTTTTGAAGATACCCCTGTATTTACCTTAACCGGAAAAGCAGGGAGAACACTCCCATCTGTTGAACAGGCGATACTTGATATGAATCAAAAGTATCCAAGCCTTGTTAGTGGAGATCAAAGCCGTGTGTTTTCTCCGTATCTGAATCGTCTTAATGCTGTTCTTGACCAGAACATTCCTGCTTCTTTAAATGAACTCAGGATAATCCGCAGGAATCTTTACTCAGCATCTGATGAGGCTGGAAAAGTCTTTGGAACCCCTGAAAAAAGAGAACTTCGCAGAATAGCGGATCTCATTACTCAGACTATTGACTATCAAGCTCCATCGCACCTCAATGCCGCTGACGCTCTTTCTCTTCGCACTGCAAACTCGTTCTATTCTAAGTTTCGCCCTAGGTTTGATGATTTCGGAGTTTTCCAAGCATTCAAACCAGAGAAGCTGGAACGAGGACAGATGGCCGACATAATGACTCAGCGAGTCGCTCAACAAGGTGTTGAAACTCCAGCGTTCTCAAATCCCATCAGCCTGATTGATGATCTTAGAGCTTCAGGTGTTCGGAATGTGCCAAGTTCAACTGGAATTTCTGAGATCGTAAAATCGGGAATTGTAAACCGATCCATCAATCAATCTACCGGAGAAATCAACCTGACCAATCTTGCTGCTGACCTCAACAGCGTCCAGCGGCAGGGTGGCGGTGGATTGGCCCAGCTTGGATTTGGAAACACCCGAGAGCTTAACCGGTTCGTTCAGTTCGTTGACAACCTTCCTGAAGCTCAACGGCGTGGGCCAGAGGCTGTGCTTGCGCTGCTTCAGAATGGCACCCCGGCAAGCCTTGGAATAGTTTCTCGTGCAGTCCAGTACCTTCCTGATGTCGCGACCACTCGCACCGTTATGGATGCGTTAGAGCGGAGGGCAGTGGCCGGCTCCGCATCTGCCCGAAATACCCAGACATCCATCCGCGCCAAAGCCATTGAAGAACTTCTTCTCCAAGTCGCTGAGGGCGGTGGAACTCGCGCTGGAACTCCTGGCGCAGCGGGAATGGCGGCTCGACTCGATTCTCTCAAAGAAATGGCTGGAACGGACAGCGCAGAAAAACTTCAAACCATCCTTGGTCGAAACCTTTTCGACGTTGTTCAGAATCAAATTGTCCCAGGATTCAGAGTCATCAATCAGGCCAAGCAAAGAGCCGCTGGAGCCGGCGCAACGGTCAGCGGATCAGCGTTTGAAAAGCTCGCAACAACACCTGGAATCGGATCTATGGTCGATTTCATTGGGTACGAAGGACTTGCCGCTGCTTTGGCTCACGGAGCAGGAGCAACCGGCATGGTTCGCCGCAGAGATCAGCTTGAAAGACTTGCTCGATTAGCCGAATTACCACCCGCTTTGATGCAGCAGACGGTGGCAAAATACCTACGGTCAGACTCTCCCGAGTAAACTTTCCGAAAGAAAACTCTCGACAGTTTGCAACACGCTGCTACTTTGGCTTGCGTGAGCGTAAAACTTCTAACCGTCCAGGAGATTGCTTCGGCTCTCGGGACTCATCCCGAGACGGTGCGTCGGTGGATCCGGTCAGGAAAGCTTCCGGCTATGAAAGCTACGAAGCGCACCATCCGTGTCCGCTCCGATGTAATCGAGGAACTACTCAGACAAAACCCATGAACAACTCAATCGCAACGACAACACCCTCGGATAACTCCGAGATGTACTCCAAAATACAGGATCCAATCTCAGCCATCGAGAAGATGGGCGAGTGGATCGCAGCCAGCGGAATGCTTGGCTGCACCAAGGTCGAACAAGGTAAACTCATCGCGTGGCAGTGCGCCGCGGAGAAGAAAACCCCGTTCGATTTCAAGAGAGAATATCACATCATCAACGGATCCTTGAGCATGCGCTCCGATGCCATGCTCGCCGGATACCGTGCTCGCGGAGGCAAGATCCTCTGGAAGCAGTTCGACTCCCGCGCCGCCATCGCCCTCTGGACCTACGATGGCAATGCTTGCGAGATCTCATTTACCACCGAGGACGCTAAGATGGCTGGCTTACTACCCGCCAAGCCGGGGTCTGGGTGGGCCAAGGATCCTTCCGCAATGCTCCGCGCTCGTTGTATCAGCAAAGCGGTCCGCATGCTCGCCCCCGAGGTTGTGGCCGGCATTTATACACCGGAGGAGACCGAGGAGTTTACCCCTGCTCTCACCGAGGTATCGGTCGCTCCCACTAAGTCCTTCGACATCACCGCCAAACTCGAAGCCCTGTTCGAGGACCGCGAGCAAGAGGTTAACGCTCTCCTGCTCAAGGCCGGTCGCATTCAGGAAGGTCAATCCTTCCGCGATCTCCCCGATGCCGTCGCATCCAAGTACATCTCCAAGCCGGACCTCATCCTGTCCAAGCTCGCTGTGATCGTCAGCCCCGAGGTTATCGCTACGGAGGTGCAACCGTGAAAAAATACCCAGTGTCGGCGTTTCCTCACGCGGACGAAGTAACGGCAACGGGCATGTTGCTGCGCGATTACTTCGCGGCGAAGGCGATGCAATCAATCGTGCTTTCGATCCTCAGCGAAGGAACAAAAACAAATTACGACCTAGAAAAGTCAGAGTTTCTTGAATGCGTTGCTTTGGATGCTTATGCACACGCTGACGCAATGATTAAGGTGAGAAAGGCCAATCAGTGAATATCGATATCATGCACGACATGCCCGCCGCGGATTAC